ATATATAGGATTACCATCTTCATCTAACTCCCTGCACATCTTAACCTCATACATTCTCTGGTTAGTTGTAGGACTCTTCAGACCACCTAATTCTTCAACATAAGGACCCAACTTAATAAAGTTGAAGTTCTTAATATCAACATCCTTAGATAGTTCTTGCCTACCACTATACCAAGCTGTTAACAATCCTTTGGTTTGGACTATACCAGCTAGCATATTAACAGATTGAGGGTCTGAATCTCCACCCATGAATGCAACACAAGTTATGCCTTCATTCTTATCTATTAATCGCATTAATGTGCAGAGGTCAAGAAAGTTTCCAATATCTTCTGCCAAGTAAGAACTATGGCAGCCCTTACAATGGCAAGGACAGTTTGAGATATTAATAGCAAGTGTAGTTTCATTTGGTATCTCCTGAAAGACTATATCATAATTAACGTACTTCAACATATCAGTCAGATTCATGTAGGACAAATACAGTAGGCTTTCCATCTACTTCGCATACAGATAACACCTCTTCATTGGGGTCCATTCCGTCCATTTCTTCTAACCATGTATCTAATGTACAGATGATAAAGCCAGACCAACCACCTGGTCCACCCAAGAACCAACCTTTCTCTCTCATAATTGAGAAATCACCATCAAAGCTCTGTAGGTTGTTTTTAACTTTGTCTAACCAATCATCCATAGATTTATCCCCATAGACTGGACTAGAGTAGTATCTCATTGTACTGAAGTGAGCTAATATAATATTCTTAGCTAGTTCCACATCGCATACCCATCCATTTTCTACACCTGTCATAAGCACAATAGGAATAAGATTAGTAGAAATACCATCTGTAATACCCACCTATCTGGAAACTGATACCTAATATAGTCCTCAATATTTATTCTCATAAATAGGGACACTAACTTATCTTGGAGACCATTGTAGTTGTACTTTACTGCCAGCCCTACCCCTATTTCTAGGAGCAGGATAGCAATAAATATGATTTGAAATAGAACCATAATTTTTATTGTTTATAGTAATAACGTTTACTAGCTTCTTTTTGTCTAGCTTCACTAAAGTTGCTAATTCTCTTTAGATATCCAATAATCCTGGTAGCATAGTCTATATTCTTGCTTCCACACTTAGGACACTCATGCAAGTATCTCTTATCAATGTGCCCACAATCATTACAGATAGTATTTGGAATATTAAAGGTAAAGTAATTAGTACCATTAGCAGCCGCAACCTTTAATAGGTTTCTGTATTGGTCTTTAGTAAGGTGCTCTTCTAAGTTCATATGCAGTGCACTACCTCCGTCCAAGTATTTAACATACTCTTTTCCATGAAGTTTGAACTTATCAAAGATAGTTAAAGATGTGTCCTCTACTGCATAGAAATAGCTATTATAGCAATCTCTAGGTACAAAGTAACCATCCTTCCTATCCCAATTAGCGTGTTTAACTCCAAGGTTCTCAGCTGGAACGAACTCAGTATTGAACATCAACTCTTTGGTTTTAGCCTTACGATTTTCATCGCTAATAGCCTTAAGAATTGACTGCATGAACTCTCTATAGGTATCATTATCACTTACCTCTATTCCTAAGAACTCAGCAGCTTCAATAACACCATTTACACCTACAGTTAGGTATTGTTTCTTCAGATTGATAAATCCAGCTGTATAAACTGTTAATAGACCATCTTTCAGATAATCCTTTAATAGTTCATTATATGCTGTTTGGAATTTATGAACCTTTTGAACCTGAGAGCGTAGATAATCAATCATATCATATCCCTTATTAACTGCATCCTGTACTAACCTATTGATATTTAAAGTCATTACCGACTTACTACCAGTAGCAATACCACCTGCACCTAATGAATATGAGAATTGGTTATCACTAACCTCATTCCTCAACCTACAACATGATGATAGTGAGTCTGCACTATCAGAAGTATAGGTAAAGAACGAATGTCCCTTACTATACATTTCAGCAGTGAAGTCAGCCCATTCTTTGTCACGAATGTCCTCACCATCAGTAAGTAATGCAACAGTTTCAACTGGGAAGGTAAGAATACACTTAGTCCTCTCCTCGTTAAACCACGACATGAACTTCTTCTGCAGCCAGTTCAATGAATCCCATTGAGGTTTACTTCCATCAGGGAATACAAACTCTCCGAACAAACCTTCAAAGTAATACTTGTCAAAGTAACTGATATTCCAGAATACTGATTGGAAGTTACGAGCAGCAGCAGGCTGATTGATTGAATATACAATCTGTTGGAATTTCTGCTCAATTACCTTCTCAATAGTAAGCATACTAGTTACCTTTGCTGTATTAATAGGCTTGTCTGCTCCTTCTGAGTTAGTATCAGTTGTAAACCTTAATTGACAGTTAGCGTCCGCATATTTCCAATAATCATCACCCCACTCCTTACGAGCAAAGTAATCGAAATACATTAGGAACTCACCAGTAGCTACTGCCCCAGCAAATTGTGAACTGATTGCAAATACTAGATTTACAAACATACCACAGAATGAATCCAAGTTTTTAGGTTTTGCAGATAAACCTCCAATAGGCTGTAAACCTTCTAACAAGAATGGATACATAGTAATAGCCACACAATATGGCATAATACTAGTCTCATCATGTTTATATAGTTCGTGAGATTCTAGCTGACGGATATACTCCTTAGCTAAATCCTCACCATACATCTCTCTAATTTTATCGGTAAGTATAGTACGATTCACCTTAATAATATCACCTTTGAAGAGTTCACCATTAAGAGTTACAATGTTCTTCTCAGTAACATTAGCATTAGAATCATATTTACTACCTGTTGCGGCATTACTAGCCTTAGCATAGTCCTTAATAAACTGTTTCTTGCTTGTTAAGGTTCTAAGTTCAGCTTGTTTCTGCCTATATAAGATAAATGCTTTAGCAACATTATAATAATCACAAGCCATAAGAGCCTTCTCTATTTGGTCTTGGATTTCCTCTACAGAAATAATATTGTTAAAGTATAATTCATCTTTTACATCACTAAGAATATCCATGTCAATAGGTTCATTAACAGCATGGAATGCTTTAGTGATTGCTAAGTCAATCTTACCCCAGTCAAAGGGCTGTACTGTCTTGTTTCGTTTTACTACTAGCATTAATTAATTAAAAGTCTAAGATTGTACGTAGTAATAAGGTCTTCTCTGCCTTATTGATGATATCTTTTCCACCATCATTGCTGATTAGCTCAGTAAATGCATTATAAACCTTAAACATATTGACATCTTCATCTTCCTTAACATAATACTTGGACTTAGTGTCCACAAACAATGATTTATAAGCGTCAATGACTTCTTTAGTTCCCAACTTCACTTTACCATAGCCTAAGTCACAAGATTGTGAAATTGCATTACGCATCCACTTACCTAAATTAGACTCGATAGTTGGAACTGTTCTCTCCCATTCTGTATCGTGGAGAGTTTTCAACCATAGTTTCAAATCAGATGTTTGTTCCATCAGATTCTTAACTGGCTTGTAGTTTATAGCCTTCTCAGGCTCTAATTCCTGTATATTGATGAACGAAGGGTCAAATACACATAAATTGGTACACGCTCTGTTAAGACCACCTCTATACATCTTACATATTGGTTTACGGACATCTAACCCATATAAGAAACCAATAACTTCATCATGGTTATCCCATGCGTATTCATCTGGCAACACAGCTTCAATAAGAACTCTGTTATAAGTTACATCATCTGTGTTATATTCACCAGTAATAGTTCTGGTGATTTGGTCAGGGAGTTTAACTTGTACCCTGAAATCAGAAGTAAATTTAGACATAGTTTCCAAGAAAGGCTCTACATAAGCTTCAGTTGGAAAATATGCTCTCTCTTTAATTCTTGTTGCCTTTCCTTGTAGTAATTCGTCTAATGTTATTTCCATACATCATTTTCATTGCAGTAATATACGCCCATCTAGCATATTTCCATTCTCATCTACAATAGAATAATCACAAGCAGCTGGTGTGTTACCAAAGTTCTTGTGAATCCATTCAGAACTACCAAATAGAGAGCTTACAGATTTATATGTAAACCTTCTTCCATAGGTAGTAGCAGACTGATGTAAGTCTCCTTTTACAAAGACCACATTGCCTTTAATTCCTTTATTGTCAAGATACTCATTGATAAAGTTTTCTGTCTTAATATCAAGAGTGAGAGGTAAGTTCTTAAACATATCCTTGTTATCCTTGCCATGACACAGGATATATGTTGTGTCATTTAGCTTAAACTCACCAATAAACTTCTCAAATATTGTAGCTTCAATATCCATACTTTGTAAGATATACTGAAGTGCAATATTGGCAGAATATCCGAAATCTCCATCATGGTTAGATTCTCCCACACAGTAATAAGATAGATTATTACAAGGTATCTCTTCCGCAAGAGTAGTCATAAACCCAGTCATTACTTCAATGAAGCATTTGAGTTGCTCCTTATTATTCATGTTCTGAGCTAATTGATGTCCACCTCTTGTAGTCTGACCATCATATCCGTCCAAAGAATCACCTAGATTACATACAACTACATTATAGAAGTTGCCAAACATTAGAGATTCTTTCTTTACTTGGTCAATTAGCTTCTGAAGTCTACTCTCGACCTCTTCTTGGTTATACTCATTGGCATAAATAGAATATCCAGACACGGATGCTCCAATGTGCATATCAGATAACCAAATAATCAAATCTCTATCCTCTCTACCTGTAGCAGTAGGAGTGAATTTGGGAAGATTTGACACATCAATACCTTCAAGTAACCCAGACATATCCTGGAGTTGGTCTTTAAGGTCTTGATTTTCTTTCATATATCTTTTGAGTTGATTCTCGGTTTGTTTAACCTTTTCAACTTCATAGCTTCTTAAGAAGTCATTCTCCTTCTCCCTAAATTGCATTTCTAGCAACTTGTTCTTGTCATTCTCCTCAATAATATGTGGAGCAAATGGGGCTGATGCTTTAGTAATACTAAATGCCCTAAGAATCCTCTTAAAGTCAGCTAAAGAATATTCTGGGAATACTCTTGAAACTTCCCTTTGTGTAATTCCACTACCATAGTTAGAGTACAACCTATATACCAAGTTCATTTCATCTCTACTGAATGAACCTATAATAGGTTGTCTATCTCTTACATAGACAGTGAACGCATACTTAACTATTTTACCTTCCTCATCCCTCTCAATGGAAACCTTAGATGTATCATCAGTATCTAATTCAGCATCACTAAAGACAGCATCATCCTGAAATAAATCAGGAGTTGATTCTTTCTTAGTTGCTCTTATTCTTGGTCTAGCATCTATCTGTCCGAATAAATCCATAATAGTATTATAATCTTCATCGGAGATAGTTCCAGCTTCTTTAGCTTGTTCTACCGCTTTCCTTTTCATACAGAAGTAGCTAGTAGGTAAGCCTATCTTTTCAGAATAGGCATTCATACTGATATTATCTGCAAGTACCGTTTTGAGGTGATTTGTAAGTTTAATAATAGTCTGTTCTTTCATCGTTAGATGTTTAAATTAGATAGCAGTTACGCCTTTAAAAATAATCATCTTGGTAGTCTACAAATCTATTATAAAAAAATAAGGGACTACCTTATTTTCATAAGATAATCCCTTTGATATTTAAAGTTGTAGAAGTCTATTAGGCTTCAACTCCAAAGCAGATGTAAGTTCCTTGTTTAGCACTCTTAGATGGAGTGTACTTAACTTCAAACGCACCAACTTCACCCTCAACCACATCTTTGATGTATTTGCAGAAGATGTCGCCCTTGTAATCTTTCTTGGTGTACAATTCCTTAGCTACTTCCTTAGCCTTGTTCTTTGTCTCGAAGTTAGTGAATAGAATTTCACCAGTTGCAGGGTTAATACCTTGATAACCAGTTTTATACTTTCTCTTACCCTTCTCGTTCTTAATATCCTTTACAGTGTAAGGACGCTCACGTGTATCAGCAGAACCTGCTTCAAATGTGATTGAACAACCAATACCAGCAGCATACTTAGTGTGCTTTGCTAGATATTCAGCACAGAACTCTTTCAACGCTTTCTCAGCGATTGGCTTACCAGCAGTCTTCCATGCCTGAGTTGCATCACGAATAACTTGGAATGGTGCTTCTGCGATTGCTTCTTGTTTTGTGAAACCTTTTACTTCTACTTTCTTAAAATTCATTGCTTGCATAATTCAAAATTGTTAAAACATTATTTCATACGTCTAATCTTGTAACTTTCTATAGTACAAAGATACTACTTTAATCTGGATTGACCAAGTAGTCTTAGTATTAAATAATCTAAAAATTTGAATTATAATCTCTATATTTCCCTTGAGGAAAGTGATACAAAGATACTACATTTTACCTGACTGTGCAACTGCCAACCCTTAAAAAGTGTTAATTGTCAGTTTGAGATAAAATTGCACTAACTGTTGGGTTATTGATTAATGTAGTTAGAGTATCATAACTCTCTTCGTAAAACAAATCCTCCCCATCCCTGGAGGCAATATCTACATTTTGCAAGATTTGTTGAAACCTCCACTGAGGAAACCTCTCTACCAACTTAGATAGAATTTCAATAATCTTCTGATTTGATTCATACCTCATGGAGATTTTATCTCCCCATGAATTTACTTGATTTTCTGTCATTAGAATGGTAAATAAGTGTGTAAAATCTCTTTAATCTTGCTGACCATTTCCTTAGAAGACTTCATATCAAATGTTAGGAACTCATCACAGTGCTTCATCATGTCTGTACAAACAACAGACAAACCCCTAATAAATTTTAGGTCGTGCTGAGATACTTCATTATCAATTATCTTCATTATTACCAAATAACAAGTAGCATCGGGATTCTTAACTCGTGCCTGCTTAGTGAGAAAGCATATTAAGGAAATAAGTGCAAACTTACTGCCAATATCACAATTTAAGTTCCCCAAGCTAAAATATTCTTGATAATATTTTTCAAGGTCTTGGTAAGATGGTTCCCATGCTTCCATAAGAAAAGATTCAATCATATAGTTCGCAATATGCCACCCTTTGTAGCAAATCTTTAAATTCTAAGAAACCTTTACGAATCTCACCATTAGTAACCCTAAATACTCCAGCTCTAAAATCTGGTACGGTACAAACTAAAAGCATATTCGCCATCAGACTAGATGGTTTCATGTTATATTGCTTCTCTACGTAAGAACGCAGCATCCAAGCATACATAGCCATCTGTCTATTATAATGGTATTTCTTAAATGAATCACCAAAGTCAATCAACCAGTGTCCTGTAGTCTTTAAGTCATTAAGAACTACCTCTCCAGTTTCAGTATCAATGGTGAAATTATCTAGCTTACCTTTGAGTTTAAGGATAACTTCCTTACCCTCATGTTCAGCCTTCACATCCATAAATAGGGCAGCTTCGTTCATGGAGATAGGCTCCTCGAACATTCCCTTAGGATGTAATAGATTTTGCACTTCTTTATTAGCTTCTACCGAAGCCAAACAAAGTTGTAACTTCTCTCTAGATTTGGGGTCTAGATAGATTGGCTCAGTACCTAAGTTATTATGCTCAGTCTCCCAATCCCTTCTGTCCCACCAATAGTTAATGCATTTGTCCTTAACATTCTCAATCTTAATACTATCCATTTTTCCTTTATAGTAGTCAATCTTATCTGATGCAGCTATAATATCCTTATCGGATACAACACCCTTATTATTAAGGAATGTCTTATATAGTTCATCCGCCATAGCTCCCATCTTAGCAGTGGGTCTATCAACATTATTAACTACTGCAAATTCTTTAGGTTGTAGTACTAATTCATGGACTGCTGAACCAAACACAAGAGAGTCAGAATATTTAGAATGTTTGCTTAGTCCCTCTTTATAAATTTGAGGACTTCCGTCTTGAGCTGGATTTATTAATGCAAGTTTTGAGTTGCTTATATATCCTGCCCATTTATCACTAAAATATTCTTCGTCACTCATCTCAATGAGTTGTATAGTGTCAAGAAGTGGTATCAGTTTTACATTTCTATGCATATTTCTTCATAAACAGATATGAGTCAATTATCTCATCCTTATTTAGTGAGAATACTTTAAACATAGGAAAGTCTGCTGTCTTCTCTGTGTGGAATAACAGCGCAGGTAAACCAGACTTCTGGCACTTTAACACATTAGATAGTGAATCATCAATAAATATATCCACCCTGCCTTTAATCATATCAGCTTTGTTACCATGCTGATAAATCATTTGATAGACTGGTCTGTCAGGGAATCCATTACGTCTAAGCCATTCCTTAGTCCATGCCTTATTGTTTACTCGCTTAGTGCAATACAATTCAGGTATGAAGTCTGGTCTGTTCTTAACTTCAAGATTCAACCAAAAATCTCTGTCTTTACTTAAAATCTGCTGTACATTACGTGTTATAATGTGGTCTTCCAACATTTTAGGGTTGTGCTCAGTATCAAAATACTTACAATATGCTCCCCAGAAGTCAGCCAGACAATCGTCAATATCTAAACCTATTCTCATTTTCCTTGTATCGACTTAAGAAGAATGGAGAAACGAAAGTCATAAATTCCTCAAATGGTATTTTTATAGTACGTTCGTTAGGTCTAGATATTCTATGACATAATTTCCATAAGGGAGCACCATCAAATAAACAAGACTGTGCTTCTCTTAGTGATTTAACATCAGGCTGTATTCCTAACTTTTTACATATATAAGCTGTTACTTTGGCTCTGTTAACTACATATATTCCGTCCTTGGCACCGAATACAATAAAGTCGGCTTCACCTAAGCCCCAGCCAGCATCCCCATTTACATTGAGAAGTTCCCATAGAACATAAACTCCCCAACCTTTGTACTTATACTTGACCTCTAGCTTGTAATACCTCCACTTACCCTTATTATAGCACTTCCACCAATAATCGTAGTGGTAGTGCATATTCTGATATGCATTTGACTTACCAAGCTTAGTGCCAGGGAACATAATTGCCCATATAAGTGGAAATATGTAATCCTCGTACCTCTTACCATTGAGGGTTGCCTCTTCGTGATTCAAAACTCTTCTATGTCGTAGATGTCTCCAATTACTATATCTGCTTGAGTGTTTAGAATAGTGATTAAATCCTCCCAATCGGATGGAATATCAATATCCTCATAATCTTCTGTAAAAGCATTAATAAACTTCTGCTGAGCATCAGAGAAGTTCCTTGCACGCACCTTCTCAATCCAGCAATGACCATCCCCATAACATGGGAGTAGGTAAGTTGTCATCGAATGTTATGCTTAATTTTAAGTTTTCTTTTATCCTCATCTGTGAGTATGGTTTTCCCTCTACCTACGTGCCACTTATGACATACGCTACACTTATAAGCCTGTCTTTTATGAATAGTTTTATCCTGCACATTGATAACCATAGCAGCATGAATAGCTTCCTTCTCGGTTTCATATGTAGTCTTATTCCTAAACACTGGTTCTTTAGTTTCTGGATTAATATAGAAGAGTGTTTGATGCTCACCCATATTAACACTAGCTACAATAGGAGGTAGTTCAACTAGCTTTAGTATATAACGCTTATCATCGTCAGTGGCTACAAATAGTTTACCATCTTCCCTAGAGATAGATTGTATTCTATCTGTATTGAAAGGGAATAGACTCTTCACATATGCTAACAAACTCACATCAGTTGTTGTCATACGTGAATAACTTTTATAGGTGTTAGATTAAAAGAACTCGGAGTTATTTGTACCTTATCCTTAGTAAGAATAACATTCTTACTTAACGATTCAGGTGGATAGAGATGTGTCTTAATCTTAGAGGTTTTCAAGTATTCTACAAAGTGTGCACCAAATGCTGCATTCTTTATATCATGTTCTTGAATTACATCCTCTAAATATTCAAACACACCAGGCTCAATACCCTTATTACTTCTTCCAGAAGGCATTAAAGGTAACAATACATGATAGTAAATACTATCACCATATCTAACTACAGTATCATAGAACTCGTCTACAGAAACCTTATCAGATATAATGTGATGAATATTTACATTAGTATTACCCCATGTTAGTAACTTATTAATAGCTCTATGTGCTTGGAGTCTTATGCTAGGATTACCTAGACTAACTGCAACTCCACCAACATATTCTTTAGTATAGGCAAGAATTTCTCCTCCCTTTACATTGTCTCTAGCTAAAATAAGACCATTAGTAGTGTAATTAGGAACTACTCCAGTATTAAATACTGTTTCGAGGAACTCACAGAAATCTGGATGCATAGTAGGCTCTCCAGTAGAACCTATAGCTATTTGGAATGGTTTACTTGTATATAGTATACCATCTTTTAACTCAGATTGATACACATACATCCACTTCTTCCATGTCTCACAGATGTCAGGGTAATTAATACCTCCATGACCTGCTGATACATAACAAAAGTCACACTCAGCATTACATACAGTATTAATACCCACATCATAAAATTCAGCCATGTTAGGAGGTAATTCTCTAGCTACTCCAGTACCTACTCGAATAGTCTTCAAATTACCCCATATAGCCTTATAATTGTAGTAGGAGAACTCTCTTATTTTAGTTCCCCAGCTTGTCCAATCTTTCATTCATACTCTATTTTATAGTTATCTTTAAAGTGTTTGTCAAGTATTGCTTCTAATCCTGCCCTATAAAAGTCTACAGGTTGCTCACCATAGGGAATCCATAAGGTAATAACACCATCCTCCATGTATAAGGTTGGTTCCATATCAGAATAACCATATGATGACGGAAATAGAGGTTTTAGCAACTCATAGATAGAATCCAAGTCATTTCCAGTAATAGTACAGAATATCTCTGATGAGCTATTAGTAACTACATCTGAGAACGATTGGATATTAATACTTAACAATACGCCCTTCTTCGTCCTTTGGTCTTTCATGGTCAGAAGATATGCACTTAAAATTTTCTACTAAAAACTTATCTACATCGCTATACCCATAATCAACTCTAACAACCAGACATCCTTTAGCAACACTTAAAGGTACTTCGAAAACCCAAGCTACGTAGTCCTCCTTAGATTCAAATGGAGTCCCATTCTCATCATATTCATCCCACATATAGGCTTCTCTACAATACTCCTTAAAGTCACTTACCTCAATCCCACAGCACTCTCCTGAATAATATTCTTCATCCTCATGTTCCTTGTGTACTGCCTCTAATGCCTCTTCTAGTGCTTTAGCAGTATAGGAAGTATCAACAATATAAGTTTCAGAAGAACTGTTAGTTATAATGTCGGAGAATGATTGAATTGGGACTAAATAGCACTTAGTTGTAGCACGCTTCAACATTAAATAGGTCATTTATTTTGTTCAATATGGCAACATCAGCTGGACTCGCTTCACCTTTAGGAACTATAGACACTTCGGTTGATGGATATCTCCAATCGCAGTCAAAGTTTTCAACATATTCCTCAATAGTGGATAGTACATCACCCACAATACCCATATTAACTAACTCTTTATATGCTTCTGAATTACTAATGAAATATCCATTATCATCCCTACGATTCCTAACCTCTTCAATCATACCTAGATATTCTTCATCAATATCAGTTCTATCAAGGCAGTCGTCAAAGTAAGAATCAAGCATATCCTCATAGTTAATACTAATGGTGAACAAATCGTCACAGGACTTGTCTGAACCACTAATCTTTAAAATTACATTAATAATATCTCTTACTGCATTTACAGTGTATTGAGTAGCCTCTTGATAGACTTCCATACTACTGTTAGTTACTACGTCATTTAAAGATTGTAGTCTAAATTTCATCCTAAGTGTACATTCCAACCATTGAATAAATCTCTAATCTTATCCCAAGTATCATATGGGATACTGTTATCGTCATTGCTTACAACCAATACCTTACCATCCAGTCTTCTCACATCCTCACCCTTACTAACATTCCATACAGTGGGTTCGGGTCCATTGTAGTTCTTCAAGAACTCCTTAGCTACATCTTCAAGAGCATCTTTGAGCCAATAATTATGTCTACGTAGAGTCTTCCAATCAATGCTACTAACAGCATCGTCCTCTTCCTCTGCAAGAACTCGGTTGATGTCATACGCAACCTTATCCCAATTCTTGTTTAGATACTCAATAAAGGCGTCATGAATAGGTTCTTTATAGCTAGAACTGTAGCCATGTGCTATATACCCATTCCCATAGTCTATAGTGTCAAATGGGTCGAATAAGAAGTCCATTCTTAAATTAAGAAGGTCTTCTTCATCTTCTGGGTCTTTGAACCATCCATTAGCTATACTGAAGATAGTACCTGGATAACTCCAATCATCCTCAATTTCACCACTGCGGAGTTTCTTTCTCCACTCACGAAAGTCCTTTAACGAAAAAACCTCTGGATGTCTAAACCCAGAGGTAAATGTGTTGAGGATAGTATTGACTTCCTCACACGTCTTTCCAGTCTCCAAGATAAATACCTCGGATGAGCTATTAGTAATCAAATCACTAACAGACTGTACTGGTATTACTAATATGTTCATAGCTTTAATTCTTTCTTATTAAATCATAGAAGAATTCTTTGGACATCATTACATACTGTCCGTCAGAAGCCATATTGACCTCTTTGTCAATTTGTTTATTCCATACTATCACTAATGGTCTATCCTTACGAGGACACGATTTAATGATTTCTGAAATCGAAGGAGTATTCTTGGTACATTTACACTGCACATAACAAGGTAAGTGGTCTATAGTCTCTGCTATATCAATCTTGTCATTATCTAAGTTCTTAGATTCTGACCTGGCTGATTTTAGTCCAGCATATCCTAGTTCTGTGAGTTCCTTAATAATCTTCAACTCATAATTGTTTCCTTTACGTCTGGCATATGCGCCATTACGTTTCTTCTTCGGCTTTTCTGCTACTTCTTCTGGCATATTCTATCAATTCTAAAGTTTTCTCTCGTCCATACATCTTATGAAAGTCTGATATATCTTTGGCTCCATAACTACGAGGAATCCACATACATTCTACATCAAATGACTTTCTAATCTTATTCATATTATGAAGACCAGTTAAATCATTGTCATAGAATACAATAATCCTCTTAAATCTACTCTTCAATTTAGAGAATTGACTTTCAGTTAGGAATAGATTCTCAGAATTTGGAGCTATGGCTGTTATTCCGAGAGAATACAGTGTCATTACATCCTTTAGACTCTTAGTTATTACTAAGACATCATCTTCTTTAGGAAGTTGTTTAGCACCCTGCAATAGAAAAGACTTCCAATTAGATAGAAATCTTAGCTCGTGCTTCTTATTAAAAGGAAAGTAGATTCTCCACAGTTCTGTTTCGTTCTCATTCTTACCTCTATAATATCCAAATATTGGACAACTCTTAGATGATGTTGTAAAGAAATTACCATTTAGAAATACGGTCTTACAAGAGAAGACCCTGAATTTCTTCAGAATCTTCTCTGTAATACCAAATTGCATCCACCATTCAAGTTCCTCTTTAGAGAACTCTTGAATTTCTACCTGTATATTAGCCCCCTTGCACTCCTTGAGTTCATTAGTACTAATAGTAACAGGTTTGGGATTCTTTTTAAGTTTAGGATGTTTAATGTAACCGAAGTCATTGGCAATCATTCTTAGTGCCTTATAATAGGTTAAGCCATATTTGTACATGACTACACTAATAAAGTTGCCATAAAATGCACCACTAAAATCCTTCAGAACAATATCTCCACTCTTGTTCCTATAAAAAGAACAGGTGGGATTATTGTCTGCTCTCAAAGGTGACTTAAACAAACCCTTTTTAACAGGTATGCCTAAGTAATATTCGAGATATGTTTCTTGAGATGCTCTGTCTAATAAATATTGCTTAGTAATCGTAGGTTCAAATTCAAGTTTCATATTAATTCATATGTTTGTATTAGAACCACAAAGTTACTAATTATTTATTATACTTCAAAATCAAGGTCTTCGTTACCTGCTGCTGCATCGTCAGTAGCATCTACATTATCTTGTACTTCAGTAGGTTTAGCATTCTTCTGCTCATTCATCTTCTTAACTTCATAGTCAGAGAAAGCTACTGTTTCTCCCAACCAGTTGTTAGAGATATAAGCTTCACCTTCCTTGTTAATGCTAACAAAGCTAGGTAGAGATGCATAACCCTTGCTATTACCGATTAACTTCAATCTAGTGTGCTTGTTAAGAGACTTAGCCAAAGCCTTATTCATGATTTCAACCAATTTCTCAAAGTCTTCTGGCAATGAAAGTCCAGTTGCAGCCTTAGAGAATTTCTCCATCATTTCAGGAGCTAGGTTGGTCATTACGTGAGCAATAGTGAACTGAAGTTGTTCCAAAGCAGAAGGAAGCTCCCACTTCTTGCCACCAGTTTCACCAGTAACACGTTCTGCACCATTGTCACCAGGACAGAAGATAAGCGGTTCGAAGATACCTTCGTCGCCAGAGAACTTAATCTTCATAGCTTTCCACACGTTACCTTCCTTATTTGTTCCTTTAGACAACTCGATACCCTTGAATACTACATCATAGATACCCCAAGCTTTCAGTCTTACTACTGCTGTGCCTTTAACGTTATTTAGATTGAATGTCATTCCTGCCATAATATATAAAAATTAAATTTCAAATGATAAGTCATCTATCTCATATGCTTCATCATTATCTAGGGTAGTGTCCAATGGTAAATCTTCCACTGGGTTTTCATCTTCTTTAATCTTTATATTCTTATCTTCTGTTACAGGCTCTTCAGACCTATCCTTGTTGCCAATTAACACAAACAAGCCTTCATGTCCCTTCCACGGGGTTACAGTGAATGTATCTCCATATTTGGACAATAAATCGTTTGCATTACCTCTACAACTTACTGTGAGGCTCTTAGTTAATTTGTTACCAGATTTGGTCTTCCAGGCAGTGTCAGTTCCTATAATTGGGAACATTAATCCGCCCTTCTCAATAGGTTGATATTTAATATCCAACCTGTTCTCCCATTCTACACCCATTAAGGATGCGGCTGCCCTATTAAGGACATATTTGTTAGATTCTAAGGTAATCTGAGGTTCAGCAGACTCCTCTGCTTCCTCAGCCTTAGTAGATGTTTTCTGAGCTTTCTCTTTGACCTGCTCCTGCTTTAGAAGTACACACTCCTTTGTATCAGGATTATAGTCAAAGGTAATCATCATTTTTATAATCATTCCTCGTCGTTGTTATAAGCATCAATTACCTTTATAATCTCGTTCAAATCATTGTCAATTAACAATTCATCGAACATACCCATCGGAGTCTTTGCTACACACTCCCCATCGGTATTAGTAAGGAATTTATACTCCATTCTGCCAGAATCACCTTCCTGCACCTTAGTAAAGAATACATAGGTGAATAGACCTTCCAGAGTTACTTTCTCTGCCAATAACTTACCAATAGTCTTGATTGAATATTTAGGATTCATGGCATCACCGACATTCTCACTGTGAGTAAGGAATATCATTTTGCAATCATCCCTCATAGATTCTGAATACCTAAGTACTTCCATAGCGTGCTGAGCTAACTCAGTAAACTTAGTATAACCTACTTCGGTTGCTCTATCAACAAACTCATAACTCAACATATACTGCCAGTCATCAATGATAACCTGCTTAATATGAGGCATCTTTAGATTAACAATCTTCAAGATGTTAATGATTTTGTCATATTTAGAACTAACATAGTAGTTACCAACCCATTCAGAGCCTTCTTTCTTTATCTCTTTATACTTCTTCTTATATCCTTTAAAAGGTAAAGGCTTACCAGTAGTAGAAATCAAGAAAGTTTCTTCTGGGTTCAAATTTCTTAAACAGGTACTTTTACCAGTACCACTTTCACCAACAATCGCAATAGTTTCTGCTGCCATTTACTATAGAACTAAAGTCATTTTTGAACTAGAATCTTGTTGTTCTTCTTGAGTAATCTCTTGGCATGAATCCTCTAATGACTCAGTAATTAACCAATCAGGGGTTAAATATTTGTCATAGTTTGTAATCTTGGTTGCAATTGGAAGTTCCCTAAATAATCCAGTCTTACCATAGAATCCGAGACCTACAGCAATGTCTGCTGCGCCCCATCTATTCTTTAATACTACTGCACTTCTAAAGTTCTCTCCAATTTGTTTTATGTCATATCCTCTATACGAAGACATCTTCTCTCTAAACGGATAAAACAATGCTAATACTATATTGGCATCCTCTGCTGGGTTACCAGTTCCTTTTAAATCGTCCAACTGAAGCTCTTGAAAGTTCAACTTCCTTCTTTCTACATTGGAGGAACCTCTATTCACCTGCATTACCACTACAGGACTAATCTTACATTTATTTCTAAACGAAACTAATGAAGAAGACATAGCATCCATTTCATCTTTCTTAGAATTACCAATAGATGGTCTAGCTAAACCAATATGGTCTAATACTGCAAGAATGATGTGATTAGGTCTAAACAGAGTATATTTATCACCTTCAAACTTACCAAATTGTTTAAGAGTTTCCATAAGGAACTCTACCATTCTTTGGTTGTTTAATGGTTTATCATATATAATCATGTGAGATTCAATCTTATCAAGCATCTCTAAGGATTGACATACTAATTCATAGTCCATATCGGACAGAGTGGTATCCTTACTTCTAGAAAGTAATTCTTTAAAGGATAATTCAACTCCAAATGTTTCATATATATAAATAGATAGAAGTTTGCCAAGCAGTTGCTCAGCAGTCATTTCCAAGCTGAAATATATAATATGGAAATCTGGATTGTCAATATTTTCCATTAAAGGCTTATAGATAAAGGAATGTAATGCAAACGAAGTCTTACCTGAGCCAGTACCTCCAGCTATCAGATAATATGTCTCCTGTGCTATTCCATCTACAAATCTCTCTAGTTTTGGGAGTCCCATTGATAAGGCATGGTTTTCTCCCCTTCTACCTCTATCAATTAACTCTTTTAAATTCTTAGTTATTAATCCCATTAAATACTCTTGATAGTATCAAACCGCATAATACCATCTCCGTTCTTGAGTTCAGCAATATTCTGCCATATCTTACTTATCATAAAATCAGCGATGTTCATATTAAGGAGGTTACAATTGTTATCCTTAGCCCATCTAATAAGTTCTAATACTTCGTTATGCTTATCCTGCTTCCAGCCTATAGATTTACCATAGGCATAATAGAACTCTTCTTCTGTACTAAATTTCTTAGCCCAGTTATTTAACGGAACTTCCACTCCGTTAATAAGTCCATTGTGAGGATAAGTCATTAAGAACTCTGCGCCTAAATCACCACTAAACTTCCTATAATTATTAAGAAAGTTTTGGTTGAATATAACACATTCAGGGTCGAACTTCTGACCCTTATCAGGAACCTTATACTGTTTAGTAATGATTCCCTTAGCCTGGAGACTTAATAATAAATCTCTAAGATTGGTTCTAGTTACAGGCATAGTAAAATACTTAACTAGATATTCTTTATGCCCTTCTTCTATGCTAGCTAGAAATAATAAATCAATTAGTAAGACCTCTTCTGCTGTTAGTCTATACTTCTCCATCATTACTAACTGATTGTCTACTGTTAAACTTAGTTTTTCCAATTAAATAAATTGTTAGCCAATAACTAAACAATCTACTAACTGTAAAGTGTTTATTCTGATTTCTCAGCGTTGTCAATTACATACGGGTCTAAGAACTCCTTCTCTAGCATATATCGCCTTTCCTCCACTTGTGGTATAGAAATCATCTTCTCAGTAAGTCCTTTGACTTTCGGAGACATATCGTTATACCTGTCCATGAATTTGTTGAGAATAATGAGTTCTAACATTCTTTCTGTTGTCATCTTGTTACCGTGTTAAGAGTACAAAGATACTAAAAATCTCTTAAATTACCAAATGAATCTTATGTAAACTTTAAACTGCGTAATAACCTATCACAATCAATAGGTTTACCTTGATAGCTTACACTTAGAGCTTTGAAATTTATCTCTGTCGCAAACAACTCCAATAGATGTAGAAATTGCACAACATCTACTTTTGTTGTTGTAATTTTGTCAGAGAAGTCACAATAAGTTACTTCAAACATTAGAATCTAAACATCATTTTAGTTTGCTTTTTCTTCTTAGGATTAAATGGTCTTCCTTGAAGAACATCTATAAGATTTTCCTCGCTTATTGGAATATATCTTCCAGAATTGGTGGACTTTCTAAACCATTCTTCCTCTACAGTTCCCTTAAGAACTAAAGTAAATACTTCAGCAACCTTTCCCTCCTTTTGTCGGATAACTCGACCCACTCTCTGTTTCTTAGTAGTGGAACTACTATTGAAGCCTAATATAACTGAAACACTAATGTCAGGACAGTTAAAACCCTCATTCAACTTCATAACAGTGTTTAGTACTCCACCATCCTGCTGCACAAACTCTTGTAAACTCATTCTCCCTTTCTTGGCAGAATCTTTACCAGAATACACAGCACCATACTTAATTTTCTCTGCCATAGCTATAGTAGCACTAAAAGTTATACACTTCTTGTCCTGCCTATTCTCTAGGATTAAGTTGGTAAGTTCAATTTTCTTAGGATGATTATATATGTATTTCTTACGAGCCTGTAAGGTTCTACTAAATCCCATGGCATGAACTAAAATCTGCTTGTTAACAGTTTTAAAGTCTTCGCTCTGGTCTTCTTTACATCTTTCCTTAGCTAACTCTGCTCTTCGCTTCCAGTCAGTTGCACACTTCATGGCAAGGTTAAAGTCATAGTTAAAGAAGGAGAAATGTTCATAGAACTCTTTATTGACCTCTTTATAGACATCAATATCTTCTGGCTCAATAAGCACCTCATATTCTCGGTAATCAGCGAGCCATTTATTCTCTATGGCTTCCTCTACAGAAATGGTATCCACAATCGGACACTTCTTGCTTATAATTTCATCTTTACCATCCAATCTCTCGAAGGTCGCAGTTAACCCCAAGATTACTGTATATTGGACGTTTTTAAATATGTTCAGCAGTGTAGGTGCTCCCACTTTATGAATTTCATCTATAACTAATAGAGTACAGCTGTACTTGTTAGTAGATGTATCATTCATGGTCTTAACTGAACACTGTTGGAATAAGTTCCAATCAATTAGTTCTTGATTCCATTGCCTCTGAATAGGTTCACTGGGCACAACTACAATAACAGATTTAGTTGGATTCTTCTTTAGAAACCTACTAATAGCCATTAGTCCACCTCTAGTTTTACCTACTCCAGTTGCCCAATTAAGTGTCCCACACAACTTGTTATCTACCCATCGTTGAACACCTTGTTCTTGGCGTTCTGTTCTACTTAGATTTCCAAACAAGTCTGCCATATACTATCAATTTTACCCTTGAATTTACTCTATAATTCTATTGATAGCTATGTAAACAAAACCCCTATAATGAGTGAGTAAAACTCAGGAGTATAAATGTAGAACCAATGTAGATGGGTATAGATGTTAAAGAGTAAATCCTTTAGCATCACAAACCATTTTGATTTGGTTCTTACGGGTTTCCCACTGATTGATGTGGAATTTAACCTCATCTTCCAAAGAGAACAGAATTCTGTTTCTCAATGTTTCCAGTTGAGCAGTAGTAAGTTCAGAGTATTTCTTACTCTTAAGGTTTACCATTGCACGAAGTTGAGTGAATGACAAACCTTTCGGCGTCATATACAGATTTGCAGTAGGATTCAAGCCAAGGCGTTCTCTTGCTACCTCAGCCTTTTCACGATATTCTCCATTAGGAGTTTTCTCGGTCAGGTCTTTAGATTCCTGCTGCGTAAACCATAGACCTTGTTTTAAGATAAATGTTAATGTTATGTGCTGCTTGTTAAATTTACCCAACTTATCAAGACAGCCTTCGAGGACAACGTCAATAGGAAGTCTCGCGAACTCCGCAGGACAGTCCCCAACCAAAGCCTCAGAGATGAATGTTTCCTTGGTATCAATACCTTTGTTGTTATCAAGGAACACTCTCAGCGAAGGCAGGAATGTAAATCTTGGAATACCTCTATCTTGCTCTAACCAGCGAAGGAATAATTCAGTATTACATCTTTCTCTTTGGTCTTTAATAATGTCCAACAGAACATAGCGACCTGGATATTCTTTGCTGTCATTATACAGCATAGATTCACAATGGTTATAGAACGTTCTTAGTTCTTTCTCAGAACAATCAACAAGTTTCTTTTCTTCTTGTACGAGTTGTCCATTTACTTCAACCTTGCGACCTTTCCACACGAAAGTGTTAATGTCATTATTCTTCTTAGCAATAGCGGCAGCCAATTTTTCCTTCATCATATTGTTATTCTATATTAAGTCTTTGTCATATAAAATAATCTCTTTGTTCGTTCATCTATCTATTTCACAATATTAAATCTGATTCCGCTGGTTTCTCATAAACAAAGTCTATAAAATAAACTCCAGTAAAGCGGTAAGGAACTTTCTGACCAGATTCTCTGTCATACCAAGTATCCTCACCAGCTATTACTTCATTGTACTTTAAAAACCCCACATCACCTATCTTGAGAACTGGAGATTCCCACCTAGGTAATCGAGTTATCATTTCATAAGCTCCATTAGCTAAATTCTGGAAGACATAGATTATATAACCACCCACATCTTCTCGTAAGGTTATCAACTTGGCATGGATTGTTTCCATTTAATTCAGATACATCACTCCTACTCGTTCATCGTAAGGAATGTTATCAGTAGCAGTTTCTACAGCTAACCATTCACATTCTTCAAGTGGATAGCCATATTCATTAGCATCCATCTCAGAAATTTCCTGTGCATAGAGTTCTGCCTCCAATAGTGATTCGAAGTTACCAGTCTCCTGGTAATCTATTCTTCCCTTACGTCCAGAGTAGATGTTACACTCTATCATAATGATTGAGATTTTAATAATTAATCTTCCTTATCTTTATATTTCCTACAACCGTATTTGGCATAATCACAAGTTTTCGTCTCTTGACCTCTGAAACAGGGGTACTTAGCACAATCCTTGCAGGTACGCTCTGGATGCTGATATCTAACTCCATCCTTGTCTTTATCGAAGGAACTACTTAGTTGCTTTGCCATTGAAATACCTTGAGTCCAGTATGAACTCCAGACCCTATTTAGCTATACCAGATAATATGATTACATTAACCTCTTAAATGGAATTATGATTTTTTCTTCCACCCACTGTGCAAAGTTCTTATTGTTACAGCCGAGTGCAAACATAACCACATAAATAGCTATCTTTGGTACTCCAAACACTGACAATAGAACACACACAATAACAGCAGCTATTAAAGCTACCAGGTTCTTACCTTTAAAAATGTCTGTGAAATTCATACTTGTCTTTTTAACAGTTTTACAATCTTGTTCGATATCCAATCTAAGTTCACTATTGCGTTCAGTATCAGTAATACCAGTAGAAGGTCTGGGATAACAAATAAAAAATGTATAACAACTATGAACAATAAAACCATTGCTCCTACGGTATACTTCACTTTAGTAATAGTGTTATTAGAAGGACCACACTAACAGTAACGCCACCAACTGTTAACCCTTTGTAGAGTTTCTTCTTGGATTCAAGTTTATTAATCTCTCTAAGTTGATTCTGCATTACCTGCTCAGAAGCCTGTGCATGAAGCATAAGCCTGTTTATCTGTGCATTCTTAACAGAGTCATTGCGCTCATAAGAGTTAATCAAACTTTCATAAGATGTTATTTGCTTTTTAAGCTCTGGAATTTCCAGTTTAAACTTCTTATGTTCCAAGAATATTAAGTTAGTTGCCTTTAGCTGTTGAGGTGTAATTACTACTAACGAATCATTTACCAACTTCGGATAGGTATTCTGTGAAGAACACCACATCGTCGGCAATAGACTGATTAGTAATATCAGTAAGCTCTTTTTCATACCAATGTTCAATTACATCAACTTTAACTTTAGAGGAATCTATTACATTATGTAAAGAATCTCTCTGAAGTTTGAGCAAACTTATTTCACTATTTAGAGAGTCAATATGATTAACTAACTCATTATAGTCAGGTATTGGTTGTGGTTCCTTAGTTGGAGTTAACCACGTCCAGATTAGCACTCCTACTAAGCATAGGATTACTAACCACAGTAAATTTTTACTCACCGAGTACGTAGTTTACTGCTTCAGCCATGTTCTCCATCTCCTCATCAGTTGCATCTGTGAGGTAGTTGAATGTAGTTTTGGCTTCTCCTTCAAGAGAGTCAATATAGCTCTCAATTCTTTCACTTCTGCGATACTTCTCAGCATCCCTATCATATCCAGCTAGATAACGACCAGGATTAACCTTGAAATATTCAGCTTCCTGCTGAAGTAATGCCTTCACCATTGTTTCGTTAATCAATCCAGCATCTACAGCATACAGTGCGTGATTACGATATTTCGTAGCTTTACCTTCGGCAATAGTCTTGCCAAGAGTTTCATTAAACTCATCATCGGGACGACATACAGATACTCCGATAGATAACACTTTCATGTCATTATCAATAATATCTCCATCTTCCTCAATGTAAACTTCTGGTTCACCGTGAATGCTAACAGCAGCCATTACGAATTGACGTTCTGCACCAGTAAAGTCTTTGAAACTGTCTACGATATATTCTACCTTTTTCATATTAAAATGTAAATTATAAGATAATTTTTAGGCTAATCTTTGTAGTTCTAAACAATCTTATGCTTTACGAGATGGCTGTAAGCTATCAGGGTTACGATAGAAAGCTAGGATAGTGGATTGCTTACGCAACCATGAGCCTTCTTCTTTAGCCATATCCAGAATAGTCCTACTAATAGACTCTTCTTCTACTTGCTCTTTAACAAGTCTACCTTCCTCTTCATCCTCTCCATTCAACCACTGGAATGTAGCCCAATCACCCTCCTTCTGAGCCTGGTCTACAATCTTATTGATGCTCATAGTAGTTTCAATCTCTCTATCAACAGTAGCAGCAAAAGGCATAACTCTGTCAGTTATGTTCACTTTGATAGCTGGAACTGGTGGATATTGGAACAGAGCATCATTAGTAGTCAAATACTTATAAATCCACTCATGGTGAAGGTATTCCTCAGCTGCCCTACCGAGCCAGTAGGTAGCCAATTTGGGTAATCCCTCTACATCAAAGTAATTAGCAAAGGTTCTATACAGACTATGGTTAGCCAGCTCAGCTGATAGTTGCTTTACTAGCATTTCA